CTTGTGCTAGATTCTGCATTTCCTGCATCGGAATTTGACGCTGGCGTAACTGCTCATCGATTTCTCGATCACGCACGCTTCCCATCGCATCGAATTGCCCCTGGCGCAAAGCCTGCTCCTGCCCATACATACCCATAAGCTGAGCCTGTTCCGCTGCCGGTAAAGCACGCAAATAGTTTTGCTCGGCGATGGCATTTTGTCGTGCTTGAGTGCCGAGGCCGAATAACCGTGATTGCTCTGCGCCGCCCGCTTGAATTGCGGAGTTTAAGGCACTTTGATACGCATCGGTTTTGCCTAAATTGAAGTCTCGCATCGCGCTCGAAAATGCTTCACTGCCTCTCGGAATACCCGAGTTAGCGAGCTGATTTTCCATCGCTACCTGCTCGCTTTGAAAGCGTGGATCTAAGCGAGACTGAGCCTGCCCATACATCGAATCGATCACTTGCTGCCTAGCCGCTGCGTCAGCTTCGGGCGCTGCGGGGGCCGATGAGTAATCGAAAGGCGTGCTATAAGATTCTGCGGCGGTGATCGCGGCTTGTGTGCCAGCGTCCGCCGCTGCGCCTATGCCTTGGGCGGTTGGGGCAAAGGATTTCCCGGCCTGCAAGTCATACGGGCTTTGCGTCATTGCAGTTAAATTGGCTGTGGTTTGCCCGAGGTTGGCTGCGCTACCGCCAGCGGGCATCCCTTCATAGGTAAACGGCGTAGCCAGCGTTTCGCCAACTCGGCCAACTTGATCTCCGGCAACCGTACTCAATTCGCGACTTACTCGATTTTGTTGATCTAAAATCGCTTGCTGTTCTGGATCTAGCTTAAAGGTTCTCTTGTACCTCTGGATGCCTTGCGGCGTCGGATCGCCAGTTGGCGCATAAACAGAGGTGCCATACGGCGTAAATTCATCGAGCTGATTAAGCTGCGTTTGAGCAACAGCCGTTTCTCTGTTTATTGCGCCCTGTGCGGCTGCAACTTGCGTCGGATTAAATCCAGGCGGTGCGTCAGGTGTCTTTTTACCCATGATTTTCTACCCATTTTTTCGCTGGCTCAGAATAAAGGCCGTAGGTGATCGCTGTCGCTTGATTTTCTCCGGCGAACGGGTGCACGCCTTCCTGCTTAAAACCAAGCCCGGTAAGTAATTTTCTACAGCGTTTGTTTTTTTTCGTCGTGATAGCAGACAACCTTTTAACGCCGAGCTGGACAAAGGGATAAGCTAACATTGCCCGAATATTGCCCTGCGTGGCCCAACGTGGGGTCGCTGCAACGAAGGATACTTCGATGTCGGCAGAATAACGATAATTATTGTAGATTGCCACTGCCATAATTTTATCCTCGTCGTCAGCTACCCCGATGGCTGTCAATGGCCGTTGGAATGGCCCGATGCCGCTCCGCTCTGCCCATGTCGCTAATTCTTCGTCACGCCCAAATACCAAGGTAGTCAAATCGCGTTACCCTGCTGCCACACCATATCGTAGGAATTAAATTTAATCGTGATTGACTTTGTAGCGCCGTGGATCGCAGGCGAAGCAGCCTCGCCAAGCCCCGTGACAGTCACCCAATTAGCCGATTGAGCGCTGCCCGTCCAAAGGCCCGTATCCCATTTCGCGACATCCCAAAGCGCACCCGAAATTGTAGGCTCAGTCGGGACAGAAGTTGGAATCGCGTCGGAAAAGTCCAGGTTTAAATCTATCGCAAACCCTGGCGATCCCGTGGATGTAAAATGCGGGCGGCAGAGCGTGAATAGTTTTTGATTGCCTCTTGCGCCGTAATACGAAAACGCGGGCCGTATTTTCCAATCAATATTATTTGAATTGTCCGACACGCCGGTGTCAGCCTTGTAGATTATTCCGCCGTCTTGAGCGCCGAAATACAGATCATCATTATAAAGCGCCCAGCAAGCGGCATTTTGATCGGTAAATCGGCACCACGAGCCGGTTTGCGTGTTGATAACATACTGATAAGCAGCCGTTGTGCTGATCGGAATATTAAATAATTGGTACGATCCTTGGGGGTAATGCAGCGACTGCCAACCGAAATTAGCGCCATAGCTCCGCGTCGAACTCACAAATTCGTTTTGAATATTAGTTGACATCGCCATGCTGGTGCTGGCGACTTGATCAATCGGCAAGAATGTCGTCAGTGATATAGCGCCATCCTGCGTCGTTACGATTAAATCAGAGCCAACTTTCTCAATGCACCGCCTGCCGATTGGCTTACCGATGCTGAATACGCCGGACAACACCCAATCTGCTGCTGTGCTGGGATCGTTGCCCGAGTACAAAATAACCTCACCTTCGGACGTTATCGCAACGAATAAGTCATCAGGGCCAGAGCCACCGTCCCGCGTCCATGAGCCAATCGCCATCAGGTAGCCGCCTTTACGACATAGCCCGCTTAAATCAAACGTCGAAACCGTGCCAGCCACGGAAACCACTGGCAAATAGCCGAAGGTTAGGCTTTGTTTGAAAACGAAAAACAACCGCCGCTGATGCGTTGTGACGTGAATAATGTTGGCTGGTGTGACGCTCGAAAGCGTTGGCGTAACAAAGGCTGAGCCATTGTAATAAATCGGCGCATCTTCTCCATTTACGAAATACAAAAAGTTTCCGCCGGAAGTCCCCATCATCGTCGTTTGCCATCTGGCATTCGTTTTGCCGGTGGCAATCGATGTTGATCCACCGGCTGCGCTCGAATCGTAGATAACACTCCCGGCGGCGCTGAGTAACTTGCGCGTAACCGGCCCTGCATATTCGACGAGTGTTTCTACAGCGCCGGTGCCGTTGCCGGTTGAGTGCGATGAATAGCCGCTCCGCAGATCGCAGCTTGTGAGATTCGGAAATACGTTATCGAGCGATACCGCGAAATCTTCGGGCATGTTTGCTAAAGAATCACGCGCATTCCAACCGCGCACAGGCGCAGGAATGCTTACGCTTTGCGACGTTTTGACTCTTTGAGAGTTATTATTAAGCGGTTCTAGCATTTTGAGATCGGCGGCGAGTCGCTGCGGGGCGCATTAACGCCTGCTGCATTGTTGGGGCGCGTGGGCTTAATTGTTGTGTAAGCTGCGCATAATTTCTGCTTGGGTCGTAATTAACTATAGGTATATTCGACGCGATTTGTACGCGGGGCGGCGCGACATAAGGCCGCGCAGCGGTTTCGGTTCCAGCTATCGGGGCTGCTGGAGTTGGAGTTATTGGGCTTGCGGTAGTTTCTGTTGATGCAGGAGCGCTAGGGTATGCCGCAAGATAGGCGCTTGTCGGGTGTGCGTCGAAAGCAATATTTTTATTTTCCGGCTCGAAAGTTGTGATTTTTGGATTTCCACCCTCACGAAGACTATATTGATCGGGACTTAAATTAACTCCCGATTGGTTTATAGCTGCTGCTGTCGTGCCAGCGATTTTTCCAGCAGTAGTTAAATAGGGTGCAGCCGTTTTATAAGCGCTACCCACTCCCGCCGCTATTTTGCCGAGTGTTGATGCTTTTGATCCTGAGTTAGCGGCAGCGGCAAACATTCTATCGACTGAATTTCCCGCTGTTGCTCCCCCTCCCAATTTACTACCAATCGCCCCACCGGCATAGGTGGCTGCTCCAGCGATGGCCGCTGACTTCGCAATGTCGCCTAAGTTTCCACCTTGTATGCCGGTACTAAAAGCCGAGCCAAGCGCTGCCCCAGCGGGGCCACCATAGACCGTTCCTACTATTTGCGCTGCAAGACCAAACGCTTGCTTAAGACCAAATTTACGTTTGGGGCGTTGATTTTTCCATTGACCTAATCGCCCAGCATAATCCATCGCAGCAAACTTTTGCAGGTCGGTCGCTGTGGCCGCATCTATGCCGTTTTCCGCCAGAAACTGTCTCGAATAGCGGGCATACATAGTGTTTGGATTATTCGCTTGGTAGGAGTTATAAGCCGCTGCGCCATCGGCATAGGTTCGAGACATCTGCATACCCATGCCAACTATTTTTGGATCAAACCGATGATAGCCATCGGCGTTATGGTAGAGATCGTAGTTTGGATTCACCCAGCCGGGTTCTCCGAATTGCGGCTGATCGCTGGGTGTTTTGAGTCCCATCCCAATATTCGGGTTGGGCCTACCAGGAATTACTGCTTTAGGTTTTTTACTATCAGCAATAAGTTTTTCAATATGCTCTCTGGCTGCTGGCGTGACATATTGGCTTGCGGGACTACCCATGCTAGT